AGGATCAAACTCTATAATATCAGAAATACGTAGTGATAAACACTCGGCTGTTTCTGCTGTTAAGAATAAACCAGCATCAAGGATATGACGCGTTGCTGTGTTTGAATTGGCTGCTGCCATTTTTTGAACGCCTACTAATGCTCTAGAATCAGGCGATGAACCATCACGAGCTTCATTAAGACCCGTAACGTCACGGATCATTTGCAAGTAATAGTTATAGGTTTGTATAAGCGTTTGCAGCTTCTGGCCGCCCGCACCAGTTTGTAAGGGCTGTATTGGCACTTTGCCTGGATTCATATCACCCTCGCTCGTAAATGAACGACCAATAACAGAACCTGTTTGGAAGTACATGTTAAGCGCTTCCTGTGGGTTATAGTTGGTACCGTTACCCAAATCAATTTCAGCAAGACCGTCGGCATCCATGTATACCCCATCAGGCATCATTTTGCTTAGTACTTGCTGCATCTTAAGGTGAGTAATTTGAATCATATCTGCAAAACCAGTACAGCGGCTTACAATAGATTCAATCTTACCTTTATACATGCGCGGTGCAACAATGCTGTAGTTCATTTTAACTTTAGCATAATCACTTTTAGGGCGCATCATATTTTTAGCCATCTCCCACTTAAGCAGAATGTCCGTACCTAATATAAGTACACCTTCATACAATACTTCAAGTGAACGAGACATTTTGCCAAACTCAGCCTCAAGTAATTCTACAGGAGGATCAAATTGGTCATCTCTTACTATAATTTTAGAAGCACCGGTTGCGGTTTCCTTAACCTTATATACTTCATTCATGTACGTCTTATAATTAAAGTACAAGACTTGCACTACATTATTGTCACGAACATCATGGTTTACCAAAGACTGGTCGTATCCAGCGCTATGATTATGTGATCCTTGCTTCTGTATTTTTTCTAATTGCGCTTCATCAAGATTAGGAAATTGCTTCTTAAGCTCATTGATAGGCACAAACTTTACTTCACCAACATAATAAATGTCTTCGAAGTACGGCGACTCACTGTAAGAATGTACTAAATATGCAGGGTCTACATATTCTACTGTTACGCCTTCCGATTGGTTAAATGTATTTTTAACAGCAGCAATACCTAGTGTAGTAAGATCGTAATAAAGTCTTTTCTTAGTTAGGTCGTAGTGGTTACCGTCAAGAAGAGTATTAATAGCTATTTCTTCAGCAATTTCAATACCTTGCTTGTAGCTTAGCTGCATGTGCAACTCTAGCTCTTCTTTTGAATCAGGTAATTGCTCCGGGCTGTTTTCAAATAAATTTACATCAAACGCTTCTTTAGCAAACTCATTTAACTCTTTTGTCTGCAAGTCACGTATAATAGATTCCATATACTTTGTGCGTTTGCTTACACCATATGGATCTTGTGAATATGCTTTTAAATCAAATGAACGATCTGCAATACCGTTAACTACAATATCTACAAACTTAGATAAGATAGGTACTGGCTTCCAGTCAAGGTTTAAGTACGATAAGTCACCATTTACAGATAATTCATCTTTATATTTCTGAACACTCTGTTCGCCACGTGCATACAATCTCAGGTTATGAAACGTATTTTGGTTGCTTCTGAAGCGCGTAGTACCCGAATTGCTAGAGAACCATTCGTTTTGAATAGCTCTAGCTACTTGCAATCCATAGTCATCTGACATTTTTTCACCATCACTGGCTATCTGACTTGGGAAAGCGCTATTTGAAACCGACTTAGCCATAAATTATTTTATTATTTCAGAAGTAAATCCGTCTTGACGGAATTTTGAAATCTTTAGATTTAACTTTGTTTTTTCTAATTTGCCCACTGGTCTATACAATTCTTTATTACATGCCATAATTGCTAAGCCCGAGCTTATTGCAGCATCGTACTTAGTACGTTTATTTATATCAAACTTAGACCAGTCATTAAGTGTTTCGTTAAAGTACATGCTCCCGTACTGCCCATCTTCCATTAAACCTACGTACCTATCTACGTACATTTCTATAGCCGCAGCGTGTGCTTGCTTCATGTCCTCACTCGAGTTAGGCACACCACCTATTTCTTTTTCCGTTACTGATAGCTTATTCCAAAGCCTATCCGGACGGTTCATAGAGTATCCCCTGTAACCACGGCGCTTAAAATGATAAAGCAACCTGGGTTTGTTATTCTCTGCTAGTATTGGCATACCATAAAATACACATGCCATCAATACATCTTCAAAGAATATCTCAGCGGTTTGTGGTCTAGCTATATATTCAAGGAAGAATGTACTTGGCGGTGCATCTTCCATAGTGAACTTAGTGAGTCCGTGTAAAGCCCCTTTTGAACCCTTACCATCGGTAGTTCCCGATATGTCGTAGCTATCGCAACCAAATGCGCCGACGTGCTCATTACCCGGGTATTTAACACCATTTTTTGTAATTTGCCTATTCTGAAGACTAGCACCTGGTATCCAAGATACTTTAAATCTTCCTTGCGGCGTTGGCATAAACACAACTTTTGTATCTTTTATACCATTAACCCACTGAAAATTGCCAGTAGTTACAACATTAGTATTACGCAGATCTGCATTATAATCAATCTGTTCGTATATTTTTGCAAGATTAAACAAGCTATTTTTTGTTTCATCCCTAAAAGCGTGCTCTTCTGTGCGTGGAAACTGGCGATAATATTCATTTAAAGCATCTTGATCTTGTTTAAGACCTTCAACTTCATTGTTCCAGTAATCTATAACGCCTTGTTCTATAGTATCACCAAAAGGGTCTAATACTTCTTTTTCAGGCGTATTAAAAACTGGTTGTCCGTACTGATCAATAAATCCTTCGTAGTTCCACTCCATTGGTATAAAGAGTGAATATAATCCTGATTTTGTTTGACCATTAGAGTTTCTTTTAGATACGTCAGAATCTGCATATAGTTTTTTAAAGTTTTCACCACCTTTTTCTAATGAATTCGATGTTGATCCCATTAAACACTTGCCTATAATTCTGGCACCCAAACGAAGCGTGGTTTTTGTAACCCGCCAGTTATTTAATATGTTATCAGGCCTTTCCCATTTACCGCTCTCATCATGCACTAAAAGCTTTAGCTTCTCACCATCATAAGAGTTATCTCCTGTATTCTTCCAGTCAATAGTTGTATCAAGACCCTCAAGCTCTATTTGCTTTTCTTTTGCCTGAATTGATTTACGGGTTAGCTTAGAAGCAGGAACCCTATATGCCAGTTCAGTCTTCGGTCGATCCATACCATCTTGTATAGGTTTGAAGAAAAACGGGTAGTTAACGGATATGGGTACAACCTTATCGGTAAACATTTTCTTTGCATCCGAACCGGTTTTTGATAATATACCGAATCTTGCATCACTTGAAATGGTAGCGAGGTTAACTGTTTCTCCAGAGGCCATAAACGAAAACCCACTCCGTCTGTTTTTAAGATAGCACATCCCATAGCTTCTGTTATCTGCCTTACAGGCTTCCCAAAATATAAAGAAGAGTCTGTTTGCTTCTCTGTAATCGGGGTGTCCAACATCGATCTTACTCCACTGCAAGTACATGTAATGAGTCCCAGTGATGTAAGTAGGAGCCCCCTTGTTATAAAACCAATAACCACTATCACGCCGGTTGAATTCTTCATCAATATAGCCCTCCCAATTGCTTTTAAACTCATCTGGATAGGTTTGCCAATCGAATATGCTTTTAATGTTTTTAAGCTCCTTAGGATAGTCTGAAACAACCCACTTGTTTGCTCCCTTCTTTAACCCTTTAGGTTCCGGCGGCAATGCTATACATAAGTTTTGAATCTCTAGTATTTGCCCTATCTGTCCACTCTTACTAATAACAACTATATCGTGTTCTTTGTTATAGCCGTATTTCCAAGACTTGGATCTATTAAGTCTGCTGATTGTTGTGAGCTTAACGTGCTCGGATTCTTTTACTAGAGTCTGTTCGTACATTATCTAGATCTTTTTTCAGCAAACCCTGAGAATGTTTTCTTTTCTTTTTCTTCTTTTGGTTTGTTTTCAAGTATTCTTTCTTCCTCTTCTATGCGAGTAAGTATTTCAAACGCGTCAAAGATGGCCAGCTTCTTAGTAGCAGCGGCATTTTTTAAGCGGTCAGCAGAAACATCATCTTCCGTATTGGTAATGATTTGCTCTTGTGCGACTTTTATAAGTTCTTCAACTGCTTTGCGACCAGCTAGGATTATATTCTTTTTCGCTTGTTTGGTGTCCATACTTGATTGTGATTCGATTCTGGGGAACTCGGTAAACCTTCTCCCCCTCAATATTAAATTCGTATTCTGTACCAGGTGTAAAACCTATAAGCTCTCCGTTCTCAAAACCTTCGTAAGCATATTTAACTTTTCCTATCAAAGGAAGTTCGTTATGTTCGGAGAACATTCTTTCGTCTAGCATAGGCTTAACAAATATAAAACCCTTCACAGGTTTCCATTCGCTATCACGTTTGAATGCGTAGATCTGATCAGGGTACACAAAGTATTTGTCTTCTTCATAATATGAGCGGCTGTTCTTTTCAGCACCCCGCACATCTCTAAATCTTCTGAATACATTATGGTGAACAATAAC